TGGAAAAACGGTCTGCGCCAGAGTTTTTGGATGTATCGCGAGAACGTGACGTTCGAGGTGCGCGGAAGGGTTACGAGCGCTCGGCCAAGCGTTTGCGCGTGCGTGAATTGTGTACTGAAGCGAAGTTTAACCTAAGACGGAGTGACAAACTATGAAAATGCTCGTTTTCTCGGTCCGTGATTCTGCGGCCGAGTACTATCAGGAGCCGGTATTCGCGCGGACTCGCGCGGAGATTATCCGGTCTCTGCAGAATGCTTTGGGTGATCCCAAGGCGCCGTTCTCGCAACACGCGGAACATTTCGCGTTGTTCGAGGTCGGGACGTTCGACACTGACACGGGCATGCTGGTTGCCCACAATGCACCGGTGCTGGTGGTCGGCGTGTGGGATCTCAAGTGAGAATGCCTACGGTGATGGGGCATTCGTTCGCGGCGATTCCGTCCGCGGGTGGCCCTCGGTCGCAGTTCGATCTGTCGTGTGCCTGGAAAGGCACGTTCGATGCCGGGTATATCATTCCGGTGTTCACGGAGGCGATTCTTCCGGGTGACACGTTCAACGTGGACCCCAAGATCATGATTCGCCTTACGACTCCGCTGCGTCCTTTTATGGACAATCTGTATGCGGATCTGCACTGGTTTTTCGTGCCGGACCGGTTGGTGTGGACGAATTTCGAAAAGTTCATGGGGGCCCAGGATGATCCTGGGGACTCGACGGACTTCTTGGTTCCGGTGATGGGTGACGGTACGCCGATCGCTGTGGGTAGTCTGTCGGACTACCTGGGGATTCCTCCGGCGATCGTGTTGGACACGGTCGGAGGTGTGGCGGCGTTGCGTTATCGTGGATACTCGTTGATCTGGAACCAGTGGTATAGGGACCAGAATCTGCAGGATTCCGTGGTAGTGGATAAGGACGATGGTCCGGACGCGTTGGCGGATTATGTGCTGCTGCCGCGCGGTAAGAGGCACGATTATTTCACGTCGTGTCTGCCCTTCGCTCAGAAGGGGACTGCGGTCACGCTGCCTTTGGGCACGTCCGCGCGTGTGGCGACGGACGCCGCGTCGACGACCGATCTCGGTATCTGGTCAACGGTGTCGTCAGGTTATCACGACATGCTGTCGTCGGGTACCAACGTGGCGTTGGCTGCGTCGGGGTCGAATGTGACGCAGTCGATGTATGCCGATCTGAGCAACGCGACGGCGGCGAGCATCAACCAGCTGAGGCAGGCGATTGCGGTGCAGCAGCTTCTGGAGAAGGATGCTCGTGGCGGGACTCGGTATATCGAGATTATCCGGATGCACTTCGACGTGCGGTCTCCGGATGCGCGGTTGCAGCGCCCGGAATATCTCGGTGGTGGTACGTTCCCGATCGTGACCAATCCGGTTTCGCAGCAGTCTGCGAGTCCGGCGACTCCGACCATTGAGGACGGGCTTGGTGTGCTCGGCGGTATCGGTACGGGTGTCTTGACCGGTGGTCGCGCCGGGTTCGTGAAGTCGTTCGTTGAACACGGGTACGTGTTCGGTCTGCTGTCCGTTCGGGCGGATCTGACGTATCAGCAGGGCGCGGATCGCGATTGGTTCAAGCGGACGCGGTTGGAGCGTTTCTGGCCGGATCTGGCGGGCCTGGGTGAGCAGGCGGTGCTGACTCAGGAAATTTGGTTTTCGAATACGCCGAACACCAACGCGACGGTGTTCGGGTATATCGGGCGGTACGATGAGTACCGCTTTAAGACGTCCAGAATTACCGGTTTGTTCCGGTCGGACGCGTCGGGGACGCTGGACGTCTGGCACCTGTCGCAGGATTTTGCGAGTGCGCCGGTGTTGGACGAGACGTTTATCGAGGAGTCGCCTCCGGTCGATCGGGTGATTGCGGTGCCGACTCAGCCGCATTTCTATATGGATTCGTGGTTCACCGTTAAGGCGGCGCGCCCGCTGCCTCTGTACGGTGTGCCCGGTCTGCGGCGGTTGTAAATGATCGACCCGGGTACTGCTACGCTGCTCTCCGGCGGGGCGACGCTGGTGGGTGGATTGTGGTCGAACGCGCAGAACTTGGCTGAGTCGAAGCGTGCGCGTGAGTGGTCGGCGGCCATGGCTGGTAGTGCGTATCAACGTGCCATGCTGGATATGAAAGCCGCAGGGTTGAACCCGATTCTGGCGGCTGGTGGTATGTCGGCGACTCCGGGCGCGGCCACGGCTAACGTTGATGATGCCGTGGGGCCTGCTGTGAGTAGTGCGTTGCAGGCTCAGGCGCAGGCTAAGTCTCTGAAGTTGATGGACGAGCAAATCGCGCGTACGCGCGAGGAAGTGAAGGGGGCCCGCGCGGATGCGCGGGTGAAGTCGATGAACGCGGATACGGAGACGGCGAAATATTTGTATTATTTCACGTCTGAGGGTCAGGCGCGTCCGGCTCTCATGGATCTGCTTCGCGCAGAGTACTCGCAGAAGATGGCGGGTAGTGCGCGTGACGTTGCCGGTGCGAAGCTTGCGGAGCTGTCGATTCCCGAGCAGCAAGCGCTGGCGAGGGTGTTTCAATCCGTGGGCGGCGGTGGCAAGGGTGTTCAATTGCTGCTGCCGCTCCTTCTTCAACTTCTCCGGAGGTAGATATGTCGATGAGGTACCGTAGTTACGTTGAACGTCATTCTGGGGAAGATGACGTTCTCGATGCGCGGGAGTTTACGCGCGTGGTGTGCGACCCGAAGCGGTCGCGTACGAAGCAGGGTGACGCGAAGGGTGCTGACGTCAATTTCATCGTGAACCAGTACGCTCGAACTGGTGTTTTGCCGACGATGATGCCCGCGAAGTTTGGCGATGCCACGTTGGTGGGCTCGCTGCAGGATTCTCTGCAGTTGATGGCGGAAGCGGGGGAGTATTTCCACTCGCTGCCGTCTAAGGTGCGGGAGCGTTTCAAGAACGATCCCGGCTATTTCGTCGCTGCGGCGACGAATCCGGAGATGTCTCCGGTTTTTGTCGAGCTGGGCTTGATGCCTGCCGCAAAGGAAGAGGCCGCCCCGGGTGGGGCGGCCTCGGGCACAGTGGGTACTTGATGTAACTGTGCCGACTGATCCCGTTAGGGTCAGTCTTGGGGCCTACCTTCGGGTAGGCCCCTTTTTGTTTTCGTCGATCGCCTGTTCGATCGGCGTTGGTGCTGGCGGTTGGTCCGCCAGTCTACCGAGCATGGAGATGTGGTGCTCGGTGTCTCGAAGTGCGCGTTGCTGGCGTTCGCGCTTTCGTTCGAGTTGGGCGATGATCTCTTTGATGCTCTGCATCTTTCCGTCTCCTTGACGGTGTGTGTTGTTCTGTGGTCCGGAATGGACCACGAGCGTGAGCTAATAATAAGTTTTCCTTCTTGCCCTGACCAGCGGCGGTTTTCCCGGAGTGTGCGCGTGCGCGCGTTTCGCGTGCGTGCGTAGTGCTGCGGGGTGGTTGCCGCGGTTGAGGGCCCGAAGGGCCTGTAGTAGGGCCCGCGCCGAGGTCGGCGTGCGGGCCTAGGGGGTGCAGGGGGCGCTGCGAAGCAGCCGCCCCCTGCCCGAGCCAGCTAGGCTGGCTTTTTTCGTTTCTCGAGGGTATCATCGCTCAGCTGCCCCCCGCGTCGCGGGGGGGGATCCTTTGGTGGGGGGTGTTATGGCTTATCGACGGAAGTCGATGTCTCGTTCTAAGTCGCGTCGCTCTTTCAAGCGCGCGTCGGGTGTGCACCCGAAGAATGGCGCGCGTACGTCGCGCGGTGGTATTCGCCTCTGATGGCGTGCTTTCACCCTTGGGTGAAAGAGTTTCCGCAGGGCCCTCGGCGTTTGCCGTGTGGCCAGTGCATTGGGTGTCGTCTAGAGAAGTCACGTCAGTGGGCCGTGCGTATGATGCACGAAGCGAGTATGCACGAGCGGTCCTGTTTTCTCACTCTGACGTACGACGACAATCATTTGCCGCCGGGTGGTAATCTGGATCGGCGGGCTTTTCCCGAGTTCATTGCTCGGATGCGGAAGCGGAGGCGGTGGCGTGGTAATACGTTGAGGTATTACCACTGCGGGGAGTATGGGGAGAAGCGGAAGCGTCCCCATTATCATGCGGCTCTATTCGGCGAAGATTTTTCGTACGAGAGAGCCGCGTTTTTTCGGCCTGGCAGTCAGTTTCCGGAGTGGATCGCTCCGGATTTGATGGAGTTGTGGCCGGCCGGTCAGTCTCTGATAGGGTCGCTGACGTTTGAATCTGCGGCGTATATTGCGCGGTACGTCGTGGATAAGGTTACCGGTCAACGCGCGGAGGCGCATTATGAGACTGCGGACGTGGTTACGGGCGAGGTTTCGTCTAGGGAACCGGAGTTTGCTACCATGTCTCGTCGTCCTGGTATCGGAGCAAGTTGGTTCGATAAGTACCAGGGAGATGTATTTCCTTCCGATGAGGTCGTGGTACGCGGCGTGGCGTCTAGGCCGCCTCGCTTCTACGACCGTTTGTTGGAAAAACGGTCTGCGCCAGAGTTTTTGGATGTATCGCGAGAACGTGACGTTCGAGGTGCGCGGAAGGGTTACGAGCGCTCGGCCAAGCGTTTGCGCGTGCGTGAATTGTGTACTGAAGC